ATATTCATCCAATAACTCAACCAATAAGTTCTTTTGGAATGTTTTCATGTGAATACCATATCTGTTTGTTACTTGACTATATGGACTATCAGCTGAACGTGGTCTTTCTTTTAAATACTTAGTTAGCCTATTGTTCGTAAAGTATTTTAAGAAACCCTCGTCATTATACTCTACTAATATTTGACAGTTATAGTAGATAGCTAACTTAGCACAATTTTCATAAAACTCTTCTTTTGTTTCAGGTCTATCTGTATAGAACGCAACAGGAAGTTCTCCCACAACAGATGGATTTACAAATCTCCTATATACACACATTGAACCTAATGACCTTGTTTCCTTATCCAAGTCTTTATTCTTCTTCATTTCCTCAAACTCATCGTTTACGTGGTATGGATCGACTGCGGCAACTTCTGTATTGGTAATTCCTTCTAATGGATGCTCTACTACTTCAAATGGAGCATCGTGGTCTTCTTTCTTTGCAAATCTCCAAATAGGTTTTTTAAATTTAACCTGCTTACCATTTTCTTCCGGCCAGTCTAAATATCCTCTTTGTACTACCTTAAACTGATTGTTTGTTTGAATATTAGATATTTGTTTATTAATAAGGTCTAACTTAAATGGAGTTGTACCGGTTTTAACAAAAGCATCTTCAGGTTTTAGTGGCATCTCTTGTAAGAAAGCGTAATAGTTTTCTAACTTATTACCTTGCTTCTTTTCTAATGCTCTACGTTGTATATCTTTAGTAGCACCCTCTATATCACTTTTACCTAAGCTCATATCAAAGAAACCTGCATATACTTTAGCTGCCGATATAAATAATGGTTTAAGGTTGTAGTCTTGTGCGTTTAAATACATCTCCATATAATCATCACTATCAATCTCCATTTGGTTAGATGTACCCCCAATGATTGGTGTACCAAACTGAATAGAACCCTCTCTAAAACATTCTTCGTTAGCTTGATAACTACGCCTTAGTTTTAAGAACTCCCCAGCTTCTTCAAATACCATATAGTTTAATGAAGTACCACGAAACGCATTTGGCTTATCCATTACCCTAAAATGTATCATTGACTTCATACCTTTCTCTACCCATATCCCATCTTCCTTTTCTTTATACCCCGACATGAATAGTTCTTCGTTGTTGTGTAGTATCTTATTTCTAAACTCTTTAGGTAGTTCGTTGTAAGATAATAACATCTTCTTTCTAAAATCCTGAACGTAATCTTCTTTCTGAGCACCCAATCCATTTTCAGAGTGTGCATAACAAGTCCATTCGTGAAGTAATATATTGGCATTCATAAAAGAGAAACCCTTACGTCTTGCTTTTAACACAATAATACCATAACCACCTTTCTTAGCATCGTATATCTCTTTAAAGTATTCGTGGTCTTGATCACGATATATAGGAGAAATCATTGTCTTTCTCATACTACCAGGTGGTAGTCCATGTATCTTAGAGAAGTTTAGATAGAAATAATAATTACCGGGTATCCACTCACCACCACTTGGCTTATATCCTTCAAGTATTCTTTTCTTTTGTTCTTTCCAAAACATAAGATACTCAGACGAATTGACTCTAAACTTATCATAATCTTTTAAATACTTATCATATAATACCGGTTGATATTTCTTAGCTTCTATCATCTCAATCTATCATCTTGTTCAAAAAGACTAAATTCATCTGATGTAGTTCCTGATATTTTAGCCTCACTCTCTTGGTCTTTTATAATCAACTCTTTAATCTGCTCTCTACTTTTAGCTGCCTTACCCATTTCAGTTTGTAGTTTATTCAAATCTTCTAAGTTATCTTTAGTAGGCTCTATACTTCTATAAACTAAATTCATCTTAAACATTTGCTCACTCATCGCATTGAATTGGTCAATCAACGGATCGTACTGCAACTTAACATATTCCTCAATAGCTTGTGCTACTTCTTCTCTTTTGTATTTACTTGTACTATCTTTCCCATAGATAGCATAAGTAACCCTACTTATCCTTTCATCTTCCGGAAGCCTACGGTATGGAGATTTATAATCATAAACACTCACAATCCATTTAACCATATCACTACCCAAACCTCTTGTCTTATAAACTTTCCATAGACAAGGCATTAGGGCTATACTATTATCTTGTAATAATATATCCCCATCCTTATCAAAGTTAATTAAAGTATTATACATCTTTACTCATTTTATTTGCCCTCTCTCTCTATATCTAATTCATCTAACATATCATACAATCTTTCATCAAATAATCTCTGTTGTCTTTTTTTCTTATCTTCTAATAAAACTTCAAACACATAAATACGTTCTAAGTCTGCTCTACTTATTTCAATAGATTTATCAAACCAATGTTCATATTTATAATCTCCAACTTTTCTATAAGGAGTTTTTTCCACTATAATTTGCCCATTTGTACTTGTGCATACTAATTTGTTATTTATTAAAATCATTGTTTTTTGTTTTAAGTTAATAATGTTTTTGTTTTAAAGAAACCTTTGTTATAATAAAAAGCTCCTTTCTCTTTTGTTCGACTTAATATGTCCAGCTTTAATAATTCATTTAAACCATTGTAAACACTTTTAATCTCTTTATAACCTATAGCACTATGTATCTCATCTATAAATATAAATATAAATTCATTATCACAAAAACAATTTTCTCTAATATGAATATAAATCTTTAAACCAGTAGGACTCAACTCTTTAAGCACATCTAAAGCATCATCATCAATTAGTAAATTACTATCTTTATACGGATTGTCAATATGTTGTTTATTAGTTCGCACATACAAAGATAAACAATTTTGTATTATAAATACAAATTTAGTATCTTTGAAAAAACAAATACTTTAATTATGACTGAAAAACAAGAAACAGTATTAACAAGAGAAGAGCTCAAGGAGTTGCAATCTATTGTTATCAACGAAAAGGTTAAACAAGCTGATGAGCATAAGCTACATGAGAATTGGATTAATTGGTACAAACGTAGAAAGGTTGTATCTAAGAAGTTAGCTAATGAATATTTGAACTCTATGGTTAAAGGTATGGTAGAAGATTTCTATTTAGTACTTGAACAAAAGAATAAAGAAATAGAAATACTAACAAAACAAATTAAAAACAAATAAAAATGAACGTATCAAAATTCTCAATAATATTTTTACTACTTACATTTGTAGTATCACTAATATTAACGCTATATAGAAATGACGATCTTTGGTGGTTGTCTTTCTTCTACTTAATCTTTGCCGGGGTTGTTTACTTTGGCTCTAAACGAAAAAGAAAATGACATACTTAATCCTATTCTCTATGGCGCAGTATATATTTATATCTGCATTCATAGATGCTGAACATCTTAAAGATAATGATTATATCGAAAGCCATGTATCAAGAACTATACTTCGTGGTACTGTAGCTTTTCTCTATGGAGTAATAGCTATACCATACGCTATTATATTCCTATTATTATTCTGGCTACTATTCGACACATTCCTTAATAAGTTGTTAGATAGAGAAATACTATACTTAGGCAATACAGCTAAGACAGATAAGTTCTTTCGTAAAAGACCACTACTATACATCTTAACTAAATTATTCTCTTTAGTATTAGCAGTCTATATATTTCTAAACTATATAAAATGAAACCAACAGACATACCATCTCCTGAATATGTAATCAACTTTAATAAGGAAGTTAAAAGATTGTCTAAACTATTTAATAAAGATACCTATTACAAACTAACAGAATATGGTACTTTTGAACTAACACCAATAATAGATAACAATGAGCAATCAGAAAGCAAACATAGTCCTATGTCTTATAGAAATAACTTACGCCACTAAAAACAAAGTAGGTACTTTCTATAAAGGTCATTCTAAACTATCTCACAAAGGCTTAGTACTATTAAACGATAACAACGAGTTCTGGAGTAAAATAGAAAAGGTAAGAACAATCCAACAAGCATTCGCAAGAACAAACAATAAGTTCGATATAAACACCAATAAAATAATATCAGTAAAAACAACCCCCATATCATACCACGGTAAAACAACATACTCCCCCCTATAACAATCATACACACACAACAACAAAACAAACATGAATAACAAGGACCTGAGGACAGACTATTTCTACACCCCTCTACCTTTCTTTCTAAGAAACCACCCCCCATTGTCAAGAAACAGAGTAGCTTTTAATAAATTAAATCGAAAACGAACAAGCTAAGACAGTCCTTTTGATGTTTATAGCATCTATTTTGTCTAATTAGCTATG